AAATGTATTGCGCAACCTCAAGCCAAAAAATTCCCCATTGCATTACCATACAACAGGGAATTTGTCAAGCACAATATTATAACAATTACATTACATTTATATTACAATGTTTCACATGGAACTTATGATGTCAAGAACATTCTAAAAACATCTTGAGAATATTTTTTTATTTTTTGATTTTCAAAGTAAACTAAACCTTGCTTGTAATTATCTAATAAAAATTTCCAATGTCTATATTTTGAAGCTGATTTAATAAGAAGTGTGTTTGGTCTAAAGTCTTTGGTAGTAACAGCATAAATATATGGAGAAGAAGGATCATAATCTGAAGAAATATAAATTTTAGATTCTTTAAAATCATTCCAAACTCCATAAAATTTATTTTCATAAATAAAAGCAAAAGAGAATTGAGAAGATCCTTTTTTCTTTTCAATAAAGTCGTTGTTTTTATCCAGAATTTGATTTTGCATTGCGTATTGTTCGTAAGGTGTACCTTTTGCAAGTTTTCCAATAAGTGTTTCAGATCTTTCTTTTCTAAACTCTGAATCAGTAGCATATTGAAGAAGGATTGTATTTTCTTTAAACAGTTTTATATCTTTTTTTCCATAAGGAAGCTTTAAATCAAAGAACATAAATAAAGGAGAATATTCTAAACCTTCAACAGCATTTCCTAAAATAAATATTTTAACTTCTGAAGCTGTTTTATTTCTAATAATAGAATCAAACATTCCTAAAAGAATCATTCCTTCATTAGGTAGATAATATCTTTTACCTTTCTCAATAGGATATTCATCAATAATAATTGTAGTAATATTTTTATAAGAAGAAGATTTTAAGTCTTGAGCTTCAGTCATTCTTTTAGCATAGCCAAAGACAGTTCCGTCAATATAGAATTTTCTGTTTTTTGTTTCCAGATTATGATCAGGAAACTTTTCTTTCAAGTCGTCAAAAAAATCTTTAGGATTATCTGGAGAGCCATGTTCAAAAACAGATTTAATTTCATTTTCATATCTTCTTATATACATGAAGGATTCTTTTTTCTTTAGATATTTATTAATAACATATTCTTTAACAGAAAAAGATTTACCATATCCCCTTTCAGTAATAATTATATTAACAGGAATATTATATGAAATTACTTTATCAAGTGAATAAAAGTGCATAAATAACTCCTTAAAATAACAAGAAGCAAAGTATAAATGTTATAAAGTCAGCCACCACGCCAAATGGAAACCTTCTTCAGGCTGGATTATTCCATTAAATACTTTATATTAACAAATTACTTCGCTTCTATTTGAACAGGAACTTATATAAAACAATATAAATATAAGTTCATAAATATTATATCATTACTATAAAATAAAAGTCAACAAAAATAATTTAAAAAATTTTTGAAAAAATTTTTGAAAAAATATTGACAAAATTTTTTATTATCTATATAATCAATTTAACCTAAAGAAAGGAGATATAATAAAATGAATTTTAGATTTAAAGGAAAAGTAAAAGATTTGAATAAAGCAATGGAGCTTTATAAATTATTAAATGTAAGAGAATATGGAATTGAAAAAGGAATTGATATTTCATATATTAATTACAAAATACATAATTTATTAGATGAATTAAAAATGAAAGATATAGTTTTAAAATAGAAAAGGAGATTAAACAAATGAGAAAGATTGGAGAAATTTTATTTATAATATTTTTATTAGGATTATTAACTGGAATTATTCCAGCAATATTTGTTGGATTAATGGAAAGATTTCCAATATTATTGATTATTACTTTAATATTTGATTTTTGTTGGATCATGTATGAATTATGTTATGAAGGAGAATAAGAAAATGGATTTAAAAGATATAATTGAAGCAGAAGATAAAGAAGATAAAGAAAAAATTCATAAATTAGCTGAAACTTTTAGAGAGATTGCTGATTTATTTGATGAGTGTATTGAAGAAGGAAAAACAGAAGAAGAAATTGAAACTATTTTGGCTAAAGTTGTTATTAAATATACAAAAATAAAAGGAGAATTGTAATAATGGAATTTATAAAATTAAATGGAGAATTAGTAAATTTAAATAATTTATTTAATGTTACTAAAAATGATAAAGAAAGAGAAATAAAGCTCACATATCAAGTAGAAGGAAAATTAATTTCTTATGAACTTGATTATTCTGATGTAAAAGATGATGTAAATGAAGAAAAAACAATTCTGGAAAAAGATTTTGAAAAAATAGAAAAATATATTTTTAAAGAAGATGATCCAGAAGTAAAAAGATTAGAAGCAAGAATAAAAGATTTAGAATTTGGAAATTCTATTACCAGAGATTTAAAAGAAAGATATAGAAGAAAGATTGAAGCAATAGAAAAAATAATACGATCAGGAAAACTAAAGAAAACAAAATTAATAAAGGAGATAATTGAAAATGAGAAGTTTTGATGAAAGAGAATCAAAGATAATAAAGGAATTTAAAAATTACATAGAAGATTTTTACATGGACTTTATAAATCATGAAGTAATAGAAGTTTATTCACTTTAGAAAGGACTTTCTCCAGAAGAAACGGAAGTATTAGAAAGGAGATTTTTATGATATATGAAGATAGTATAAAACTAATGTCAAAAAAATCGCTTTGCGAACAGATAGAAGAATTATCTGAAGGAAGAATGTATTTAAAAGATAAAGACAAATGGGAGAGACAAAGAAGAAATTTACAAGATAGATTATATTCAGGAAAAATAAATTCAAAAGAATATTCAAAGAAATCAAGATTACTTATTCAGAATATTCTTTCAAATTTAGATACAGTTTATATAAGTAAAGATGAGAATCTTCCATTTTAGAAAGGAGAAATCATGAGTTTTGTAAATTTGCATAATGATTATCATGAAGGATTTGAAGAAGGTAGAGAATCAACTTCAAATGATTTAAAATTTTTAATAAATAAATTATTAAATTGTGATTTATTTATAAAAGATTGGAATAAAGAAGATCAAGAAAAATTTAATGAAATAAAGGAGATATATTTAAATGATAATTAAAGGAACAAAAACAGATTATTTAGTAATTCCATTAGATGAATTATATAATGAAATTGATGTATTAGAAACGGAAATTATAGTACATAATTATGATATTAATTCTGAATTAAGAAATATAGCTGAAGTAAGAATAAAACAAATAAAAGAATTAATAGAACATTATAATTAGTTTTTAACATGCCGTAAAATTTTTACGGAAGAAAAAATATTTTCTCACATGAATAGCCGTCTTTATTACTAGACGTAAAAGAAGTAAAATATAATGGATCTATCCGTAAAATAGAAGAAGGAGTAATTTATGAAAGAATCAGAAGAAAAAGAAGTTATGGAAGAAGTAGAAGAAACAGGACTTACTGTTTCAAATATTCAAGATTTTGGAGCATTACAAACACAAACAGACACAGTAGCAAATATTTTTACAAATATTAAAGACAAAAAGCAAATATTTAATTTAAATTCAAATGTAGATTATTTATTAAATGATTGCGTTGGAGAGATGATAAGAGTAAAAAATGTATTAATTAAAAGATACTTAAAGCCAATGAAAGAGCCAGTAATTGATGAAGAAACTGAAGAAATAATTAAAGATAAAGAAATGTCAATGAGTGTTGTTTTAGTAGATACAGAGGGAAAAAGCTATGCAACAGGCTCAAAAGTTTTTGGAATTCAACTTATGCAATATTTACAAATGTTTGCAACAAAAGAAGGATTTGAGCCATTTGAAATTAAAATTGTAAAGAAAAACATAAAAGGAAGCAACAACAAAGCATTAGGATTTGAGCTTGTATAAACAAGCTCTTTTCTAAAACTTATGAAAGGAATTCAAATAAATGAACGAAAATGAAGAAATAAGAGTATATCAGAATATTGAAGAATCTCCTATATTTTATCAATATGAAAACTTCAAATTTTATTTTAGTTCACAATTTTACAGAAGAAATTTCAAAAATAGAATTGAAGGATATTTAAAAGAAGAAACTTATAAAACAATGAACAGATATAAAGTTTTAAATGATAGATTCTTTGAAATATTAAAAGAAGTTTTACTTATTTCATATTATAAAAAGATAGAAAAAAGGGGATTTAGAGTTTATTTAAATGAAGTAAGGTATAAAGAAAATGGCAAGTAAAATAAGGTGGTCAAGATCAGATTATTCAAGACTTGGAAAAGCTGTTGCTTCATTTAATAAAGCTGTAGGAAATTTAAGTGATTCTGGAGTTGTGCTTCCTGATTTAGTAAATTATTCTGATTTACGTTCAGGAATTACAACAAGAAAAGAATTAAATAGAATAATAGGATCTTTAAAAAGATTTACTAATCCAATGGAACAAGTAGGAGTTGCGTTGGACGGATTTGAAGTTACAAAATGGGAACTTACTGAAGTAAAAAGAGCAAGAAGAAGGGCTTCCAGAAGATTAACAGGAGAACTTGCTTCAATAGAATCTGGAAGCATAGGAACAGGAAATACAAGAGCAAATGAAATAAAAGCAACATTAGAAAGTTTTGAAAAAGTGTTTACAGGAGATTTAGAAACATTTAGAAGAATTTCAAGTTCTATTTTAAGACAGGGAAGAACAGATTATGAAATGAATAAAGCTTTAATATTTCAACAAAATTTTATTAAAGCTTATGAGAAAATGGGACGAAAAGAAGTTGTTGAATTTGCAAGAAGTTTTAGAAATCCAATGGATTTCTGGGAAGCAATTCAAAATTCTGAATTTATGGATATACAATTAAGATATGATGTTGAAGAAGGATTGTTTTCACTTCCAATGGATAAAGATGAAAGTTATTATTATGAAATTCAATCTTTAATGAAACAATATTACTCTAATAAATAAGGAAGAAAATATTATGAAAAAATTTACAGGAGATTTTGAAACAGCAACTTGGCTTCCAGATGAAACTTGGGTTTGGGCTTGGGCTGTTTGTGAAATTCGGAAATGAAGAAAATTTAATTATAGATAATAATATTGATTCATTTTTTGAATTTTGTAAAACAGAAAAGAATCCTGAAATTTACTTTCATAATTTAAAATTTGACGGAGAATTTATTATTTCATATCTTTTGAATCATAGATTCAAACATATTAAGGATAAAAAAGAAAAAGAGAATAATACATTTACAACACTCATTTCAGATATGGGAATGTTTTATTCAATAGTAGTTTATTTTGAAGTAGGAAATAAAAGAGTTAAGAAAGTTACTTTTTATGATTCTTTAAAAATAATTCCTTTTTCTGTTGATCAAGTAGCAAAAAGTTTTAATTTAGAAATTTCAAAACTTTCAATTGATTATAATAAAGAAAGAGAAAAAGGATATATTTTATCAGAAGAAGAAAGAGCATATATAAAAAATGATGTTTTAATTATGGCTCAAGCTTTGAATGTATTATTTAAAGAAAAGCTTACAAAAATGACACAGGGAGCAAATGCTTTATCAGACTTTAAAGAAATATTAACAAAATCAAGATTCAAACATTATTTTCCTGAATTAGAAAAGGAAATTGATAAAGATATAAGGAAAGCTTATAAAGGTGGATTCACTTATTTAAATCCTATATATGAAGGAAAAGAAGTTGGAGCTGGTGTTGTTTTAGATGTTAATTCTCTTTATCCTTCCGTTATGTATGAAAAGCTCCTTCCGTTTGGAGAAGGAATATTTTTTGAAGGAGAATATAAAGATGATAGAATATATCCACTCTATATTCAAAGTTTTACTTGTTCTTTTGAATTAAAAGAAAATAAGATTCCAACAGTTCAATTAAAAGATAAACATTATAAATGGGAATATCTTCCTAATGAATATGTAACTTCATCAAATGGAAATATAATTAATTTAGTAATGACTAATATTGATATGAAGTTATTTTTTGAAAATTATAATGTTTATGAATTAAAGTTTTTGAATGGCTGGAAGTTTAAAGGAATGACAGGACTTTTTACAGAATATATTGATAAATGGATAAAAGTAAAAATTGAATCAACTAAAAATGGAAACAAAGGAATGAGAACTTTAGCAAAATTAATGCTCAATTCTCTTTATGGAAAATTTGCAACAGGACTTGAAACAAAATCAAAAATTCCTTATCTATCAGAAGAAGGAATAGTAAAATATTATCTTTCAGAGCCTGAAGAAAAAAAGGGAATATACATTCCTATGGGAGCTTTTATTACAGCTTACGCAAGAGAAAAAACAATAAGAACTTCAGGAGCAATAAAAGAATATTCTTTGAAGAAATATGGAAAAGATCTTTACTGTTATTCTGACACAGATTCAATTCATACACTTTTACCAATAGAAGAACTAAAACAATTTTGTGAAATTGATGATGTAGCACTTCGGAAAGTGGAAGCATGAATCAAGCTTTGAAGAAGCAAAATTTGTAAGACAAAAATGTTATGTTGAAAAATTTCATGGAGAATATAATATAACGTGTAGTGGACTTCCAAAAAAGTGTATGTATAAAAAAGAAGGAATAGAGAATTCTCTATTTTATAAAACTTATGAAATGGATATTTCAGGAAAAGAAGTTGAAGTTGAAAAAGAATTTAAATTAGAAGATTTTGAAGTTGGATTTAAAGCTTCAGGAAAACTTTCATTTACTCATGTAAAAGGAGGAGTAATTTTAACTCCAACAGAGTTTTCTATTAAAGAACAAAAAATTATTTCAAAATATAAATATTAATGATAAAATAATATTATAGATAAACTTTAGCAAAGGAGAAAAGAGAAATGATTGAAAAGTATTTTGTTCATTTATTAGAAAATTCAAACATAAAATTATTGTTAGTATTTATAGTTTTTGATATTGTATTTGGTATATTAAGAGCTATAAAAGAAAGAAAACTTAATTCAACAATTGGAATTGACGGAATGATAAGAAAGGCTGGAATGATTCTTTCAGATGTATTTTTATTTCTTATTGATAGGATATTGAAATTTAATTTTGTCGGATTTGTTCCAGAAAGTTTTTTATCATTTATTAATTTAAAGTTTGTAGGAATAGGAGATTTATTTAATATATTATTTGTAATATTTGAATCGCTTTCAGTATTAAAAAATATGTATAGATGTAAACTTCCTATTCCTAAAAAACTTGAAAAAGCTATTGAAAAATTACTTACTGAATTTACTGAAGAAGTAAAAAAGGAAGGAGAATAAAATGAAAAGTTATGAAGAATTTATTAAAGAAGTAGAAGGAACTTCTTTTGATGTAGATCATGTTTCTGGGATTCAATGTATTGATTTAATCAAGAAATATTTAAAAGAATGTTTTGAAATAGAAGTTCCAAATGGATTTGGAAATGCAATAGAATATTATACAGGATTTGAAAAGAAAAAATTACTTTATGAAAACTTTATAAAAATAAAAAATACTCCAGAATTTATTCCAGAAAAAGGAGATATTTTTGTATGGAATGAAAAAAGAGGAAGGGGAAATGGTCATGTTGCTATCTGTACTGGAGAAGGAACAACTTCTTATTTTTATTCTTATGATTTAAACTGGAATAATAAAAAGAAAGTTCAAAAAGTAAAACATGATTATAAAAATGTTCTTGGGGTACTTCGAAAAAAGAAAAAAGAAACTACTATTAATTATAAAAAGAATGAAATAATGTATGTTCCTGTAAAAGATACAGGAGCAAGAGACGGAAAGAATTCTTTAGTTGAATTTAATAAAAAACAGTTTTGGATTGAAAATTCTGAATTTTTAGAAAGAAAATCTGAAATAATAGGAAAGATTTGTTTTGAAAAAGAATTTACTTATGGATTAGCATTTCATTATTATGATAAAGGAATAAAGAAAGAATTTCAATTTGAAGTTTTAAAATCAATATGTAAATAAAGGAGAAAAACAATGGCTCAATTTTATGAATGGAAAACTGGAGATCATATTTGTGAAGTGGCTCAAAGGTTTAATTTAACTTGTAGGGAATTAATTGAAATAAATCATTTAACTAATATTGATGAATTAAGAGCTGGAGATATAATAAGAGTTGAAAAGCATATATTAAGAAAGGAGAATTAAAATGGCTACAGTAACAATTGGAAATTCCCCTGTTCATCAATCAACAATCTTAACTGGTGTTTATGGTCAAACAGGATCTTCATGGAAAGCTTGTGGATTTCATACTGGAACAGACTTTGCGAGAAATGGTTATTCTTCACTTCCAGAAGTATATTCAGTATGTACGGGAGTCTATGTCAAAAATGAATTTTCTTCTGTTTTAGGTCAACAAGTTGTAATTCAAGATTCATCAACAGGAATGTATTGGAGATATTGTCATTTATCTCAAACTTATGCAATAGTTCCAGGAACTCAAATTAATACAGGAACAGCTCTTGGAGTTATGGGAGAAACTGGAACAGGTGCTCATGGTGTTCATTTGCATTTGGAATATTCAAGTTCACAATATTGGACTTGTTCAGCTTTTCAAAATCCTTCATCAGCTTTAGGAATTCCAAATGTTTCAGGAACAGTTGTTGAATATAACGGAGAAACTCCACCTGTTCCACCTACTCCACCTACTCCAGGACAAGATACTCCAACAGGTCCTTTTTATCATAGATTATATAATGGAAAATGGTTTTGGAGTACAGCTCCAGGATATACAGGAGAATTAAATAATTCTTCAGATTTATCTAAAAAACAAGAAAATGCTGATTATATAAGAGAATATCTTGAGAATGTTGGCTGGACAATTGAATCAATATCAGTAGTAGTTGGAGCAATGGATTTAGTAAGTACGCTTAATTCAGCTTGGAAACCTACAACAGATACTGAATCTCCATTTGGTTTACTTGGTTGGAGATATTGGGAATTTACTGATTGGGTTGATTCAGCTGGAGAATGGGTTGCTGATAGTGATTATACTATAATTGATAATTCAATAGGAAGAATATGTTGGTATAGACAATACGATCTTGCTTGGAATGATGTAAGCATGACCTTACAACAATTTTCTGAATCACATTTAAATCCTAAAGATTTATCATATATTTGGTATGTAAATTATGCTTATAACAATAAAATAGCTCAAGAACTAGAAGAAAGAAGTTTGTATTGGTATGAATATTTTATGAAATCAGGAAATAAATGGAAATGGCTTTATGGAAAAAATACAACATACAACTTGCATTAAATATAAATTAAATATATAATAAAGGAGAGAAGTTTTTATGAAAAATGAAGATTTTAAAAAATTTGTTGAAGGTATTCAATCAAAACTTGGAAAAGAAAATTCTTCAATAATAGCTGATGATCTTGGAACTTTAATTTCTGATAATATAAATATGAATAAAGAAATAGAAACAAGAGATAAAACTATATTAGAAAAAGAAGAATTAAATAATAAATTAGTAAAAGCTAATTCAAGCCTTCTTCAACAAGTTGGAGTTCCAGATGAAACTCCAAAAAATACTTCAAAAGGAACAAAAGATCCTGATGAAGAAGAAAAGATTTCTTGGAGTGATTGCTTTGATAAAAAAGGCAACTTCCTGAAATAAATTTATTAAAAAGAAAGGAATGAAAAAATTATGTTACCAAAAGGACTTAAAAACTCATTAAACAAAATCAGACAAGTTAGTTCTGATATCTATCATCAATACATTCCAATTTTAGAAGATGACACAGATATTTCAGCACTAGCTAATCCAGTATTAACAGTTCCTGAAGTTTACAATGAATTTTGTAATGCTTTAGTAAATAGAATTGTTTATACTCAAATTGAAACAAAAATGTTCAATAATCCTTTAAGAGGATTAGAAGGAAATGTAATGCCTTTAGGTTATGCTGGACAAGAAATTTATGTAAATCCAGCTAAAGGTAGACAATATAATCCAGATGATTTTGCTGGAATCCTTCAAAAATATGAAGCTGATGTTAAAGTTCAATACTTAATTAAAAACATGGATATTCAATATCCATTAACAGTTATTAGAACAAAATTAAAAGAAGCTTTTGTTTCTTGGGAAACATTAGATTCATTTATTACTGGTCTTACAAATTCATTATATAATGGAATGTATATTGATGAATTTAAATGGACTAAAGCTCTTGTTTCAAGTGCTTATAAAAATAATATGGTTCAAGTTGAAGTTGTTTCTGATCCTTCTACTTCAGAACAATTAGCAAAAGCTTTTACAGTAAAAGCTAGAGAATTATTCTTGAATTTCCAAATGCCTTCAACTCAATATAATGCTTGGGCTAAAGTTGGTGGAGCTGGCAGACCAATTACAACATGGTCAGATCCAGAAGATATCGTTTTATTAATTAGAAATGATATAAGAGCTTATCTTGATGTTGAAGTTTTAGCAAATGCTTTCCAAATTGATAGAGCTGTTTTACTTGGAAATATTTATCCTGTTGATTCTTTTGATGTTTATTCAGATGAAGGAACAAAAATATTTGACGGATCTAATATATTTGGTATGATTGCTGATAGAAACTGGTTTAAAATTAAACCTGTTGACCAATTTATGGAAAACGGATATAACGCAAACAACAGAGCTATGCAATATTTCCTTAACAACATAAAAATGTATGAATTCAGCTTATTTGCAAATGCCAAAGTTTTCAGTACAACTGAAGCTTCAGTTCCAGTTACTTCAATGAGTTTTGAAAATACAGCTCCTACAGTTGCTGTTGGATCAACAGTTGAAGTAAAATTAAACACAGTTCCTGGAAGTGCTAATACTCCTATTACATATACTTCAGGAACAGAAGCAAAAGCTACTGTTTCAGCTAAAGCTTCTGATCCAAAGACAGTTGTAATTACAGGTGTAGAAGCTGGAACTTCTGTAATAACAGCAACAGCTGGAGATGTAACAACTACTCTTACTGTTACTGTACAATAAAAATTCAGTTATTCTAATATAATCCTAATTAAAAGGGAAGGGAGATTAAATTTCTTCCTTCTCTTTTAAAATAGGAAGAAAGGAAAAATTATTATGGTTATTGCTCCAAATAATGAAATTATTTTACTTAATGTTCCTATTGAAGTTGATAATAAAAATCAATTAACTTTTGCAAATCCTAATAATCAATTTGAATATTTTAGATATTTACCAGATCAAAAGCAATATGATAAAGTAACTTATATTAGAAAAGACGGTTATGTTGTAATAAATGATTGTTATGACAATGTTATAAAATATAACTATGCTATGTACCAAAATGAAAACTTTTCAACAAAATGGTATTATGCTTATGTTATTGGTTGTCAATGGCTTTCTCCTAATTCAACAAAAGTATTTCTTGCTACAGATGTATTTCAAACATATCAATTTGATGTTGATTATAAAATCTCTTTTGTTGAAAGAGAACATATAAATGTAAATGAGGACGGAATAGGAGCAAATCAAATTCCAGAATCTTTAGAACTTGGAGAAGTAATTGAAAATGCTTCAACTTCTATAAATGGACTTGGAATTTGCTATTGTATAGCTTATGCAAGAGATCCTTCTGATGTTGGAGGAGGAACTTCTCAATATAATGGTTGTTTAGTAAATGGAATTGCTTCTGGTCTTTGGTATTATATAGGAAATATGAATAAAGTATTAGAAATGATTAAAACAATTGATGATCATGGATATGGTGGAGATATTAAAGCTGTTTATTCAATTCCTACTGTTTCTGTTCTTGGCTGGAATCCAGATTATTCAATTCAAGAACTTGATGATCGTTATCAAGTTTGGGGATTCTGGGTTAATAATCAATTCTATTCAGACGGAAGGGAATTTTCTTTACAAGCTGTTCCAAATTCTCTTAATGGATATGTTCCACGTAATCAAAAATTAAGACAATATCCGTTTCAATATCTTGGTTTTACTCCAACAAATGGAACTAATAAAATTTTTAGATATGAAGATTTTGAAAATGGTGTTCCACAATTTAAACTTGTTTCAGAAATAAATCCTAATCCAAATGTTTATTTTGTTCCTAAAAATTTTAAAGGCGTTTCTGGTGTAAATGTTTCTGAATCAGCTGTTGTTTCAGGATATCCTTCAATTTCTTATAAATCTGATTTCTTTTCTAATTGGTTAGCTCAAAATTCAAATATTGTGAATTTGAATCTTGAACGTGGTCAGTTCAATTATGAAGTTGCACAAACAAGAGAAACAGTTGGACAAGTTAAGGCTGGAATGAGTGCTGTTCAATCTGGAGTTACTGGAAATGTAGCTGGAGCTATGAATTCAGCTATAGATGTTGGAATGGGAGAATTCAATAAAGGTGTAAACACAGTAAATCATGATTATGATGTTCAACAAACAATGGCTCAAGTTCAAAGAAATTCTTTACTTCCAAATACTGGAAATGTTGGTGGCTCAAATGCTACTTTACTTGGATATGATTTATATAATCAAGATATATTTACAAGATATTCAATTAAAAGACAATTTGCTGAAAGAATTGATTTATATTTTGATATGTACGGATATAAAACAAATAAAGTAAAACTTCCAAATATTACAGGACGTCCAAATTGGAACTATGTAAAAACTCTTGGATTGAATGTTATTCAAAAATCAACAGCTCACATTCCTCAAGAAGATTTACAAACATTTAAAAATATATTTGATAATGGTGTTACTCTATGGCACAATCCAGCAACATTTTTAGATTATTCTCAAAACAATAGATAATTTTTATATTTTAATATATAATAATTATAGTAAATTTTAAAGAAAGGAGAAAATTTAAATGGCTAAAAATAGGAAACCTGTTTTAAAAACAGCTAATTCACAGTTTATTGAAAATAATGTTTTAAATGATATTACTTTTGATTTTTATTTAAGATGTTTTAAAAAACTTTGTCTTTCTATGTTTGAATGGGTTAACCTTCCAAAAGGAATGGATCCTCGTTTTCTTGAAGAAGTTCTTTATTATAACGGGATAGCTTCTTTGTTATATGATGAAGAATATCGGATTTATAAACACATCTTCCACTCCTTCAGGAAATTTAAACATTTATGGACTTCCTACAAGTATAAATTGTTTTTCTTATGGATTTTCAAGTATTAGAAAACTTTATACAGGACTTGCAGATGAAGAAGCTAAAAAAGATTCATGTATTTTAGTTCTTAATTGTCAAGACAAAGAATCAACTTTTTCTTCTATGGAATTATTCGCATATAGAATGTACAAAGCTGAAAGGTCATCTGATATTAATATCAATAGTACAAAATCTCCTATTGTTATTATGGCTTCAGATAAAACTAAACTTTCAATGATTAATGCTTACGCTCAATATGACGGAAATCAACCTGTTATTGTTGGAAAAAAAGGTCAATTTGATTTAAATGATATTACTTCAATTGATACAAAAGCAGAATTTATAGCTGATAAATTACAGGATTACAAAAAAGGAATCTGGAACGAACTATTGACATTTTTAGGAATTAACAATTTAAATGAAAAGAAAGAAAGAATGGTTACAGATGAAACAAATCAAAATAATGAAGTAATCAATTTAAATCTTCAAAGCTTTTTAATTCCACGAAAAGAAGCTTGTAAACAATTCAACGAATTATTTAATCTTTCTGGAGAAAAAGAAATTTCTGTAAGAGTAAGATCTGATTTACAAAATACTATTAAGAAAATGGAATCAATTGTTTCTGATTATAGAGATGTTCCAGATGAAACAGAAATTGAAACGGAAGAAGGTGCTAGTCTATGATTACTGAAAATTATACAATGACACTTTATGAAATTATCAATAACTTCTATACTAGAGAAGAAGTTGAAGGCTGGTTTAAAGATTATGAACTTTCTGATTTCTTAACTCAAACTCAAATTGATACTATTACAAATTCAGGAATCTGGAATAAAGATAAATTAGCTTCAAAAATAGTTGATCATTATTTAATGGAACAAATAGGATTTGAAACTATGGGATTATTTAAACATAAAGTAAAAATTACAATGAAAGAAATCATGGAATCAAAACTTCCTCTTATTTATTCAGCTTCTATTGAATATGATCCTTTAGTAAATGTTGATTTTACTGAAACTTTAAATCGTACTGTTGATTCAGAAGGAAATTCTTCAGGATTAAATGTTGGATCAGATACTCCACAGGGGCAAATCTCAAAAGCTTCAATTTTAGCTGGAGATTATGCAACAGGAACTTCAGCTTCTGAAGGAGAAGCTAAAAATAATTCTGAAGAAAATTATACTAAAAGAGTAAAAGGAAATTCAGGTGTTTCAGCAACAGCTCAAAGAATGGTACAACAATTTAGAGATAATATAAGAGCTATTGATTATGAAATAATTACTGAACTTGAAGATCTTTTTATGATTATATATTAAGAAAGGAAGGAAATAAAAAATGGCTAATCAAATTACTCCAAATCCTTCAGTTCCTACTCAAGTAGTTGCTGACGGATTAAAATTTCCTAAGTTTGTAAATAATTTAGGAATTATTCCTACATCTTACAAAGATTCAATGAATTATTATGAATGCTTAGCATGGCTTTGTAAGTATTTAGAAGAAACTGTAATTCCAACAGTAAATCAAAATGGAAATGCTGTTCAAGAATTACAAAATTTATATATTGAGCTTAATTCTTATGTTACTCATTATTTTGATAATTTAGATGTTCAAGAAGAAATTAATAATAAATTAGATGAAATGGCTTCAACAGGCGTTCTTCAAAATTTAATTTCTGATTATTTTGAAAGTGTAAATGAACAGATTGAAAATCAAAATATTAGAATTGACAACATAATATCTCAACAAAATACAGAAATAGCTACTTTAAATTCTAGAGTTGATAATATAATTGAATTAACTCCTGGATCTACAACAGGAGATGCTGAACTTCAAGATATTAGAGTTGCATATAATGGAATCACATATCCTTCAGCTGGATCAAGTGTTAGAAATCAAGCTAAAGAATTAAATCAAAAAATTGAAAACTTAGAAATTATTAATGTGGCAAATGGAACAATAAATTCTCGTTCTGAAGATATTGAAGTTTATGCTTCTGATCTAATTAAATATAATCAAGAATTAAAATTACAATTTACAAATTTTTCAAATTCAAGTGGTTATGTTGCATATTCCATTGTTTACAATGAACAACAAGTAGCAAATTCTACTTCAAAATCTATTGCTCCAAATGAAACAGTTGAATTTTCAATTCCTGTTTATCAATTATTAAAATGTGATAGCATAAGATTACAAAATATTAATACATTAAATTATTTATATTATAACATTTCAATTCCTTTTTCTAATGCTTTTAAATTATTAAATAATAATTTAAATAAAATCACAGGCGAAGAACAACGAAAATATTACGGTTATGTAACAAATAACGGAAGCCTTTTTACTGCTACTTCAGGTGATAACAAATATATAATATATGAAAACGTTAAAAAAGGTGATGTATTTAAATATTCTGGTTCTTATGGTTGGGACGTTGTATGGGGTTATAAATCTGATGGAACTCCTGTTTCTTTATTAAGTGGAGGAACATACGAAAATCAAACTATAGAAATTACTGATGAAGATATAAAATATGTTATAGGTTGGTCAGATGAATCAAGAAAAGAACTTGAATTTGTTTATTATTCATTTAATGATTTATATAATAAAATTAAAAACATATTGTCTATTCCTAATTTGTTAGTTGTTGCAAAATCTGGCGCTCAATTTGATGATATTCAAAGTGCAATAAATTATGCTCAAGCAATGTATGATGTTTCAACTACTCCTGTAACAATATTTATAAAAAATGGTGTTTATGAATTACAGCCTTCATCAAATGCTTATCCTTTCGCTTGCATAAATAAAGGTGGAAATAGAATTTCAATTATTGGAGAATCAAAAGACGGTGTTATATTAAGAGTAACAAATACAGCAATAGCTCAAAACAAAATTCTTGATGTTGGAGGAGATTGTGTAATTGAAAATTTAACGCTTGAATGTTTAAATGACGGAACATTTACTCAAGATAGTGATTTAGGACATAATTGTTACTGTTTGCATAATGACAGAAGATTTAATTCAGAAAATAAATATAATACTGTAATAAAAAATTGTAAATTTTATAGCGAATGTAACGCTCCAATTGGTGCTGGACTTCAAAATAATCAAACACAAATATATGAAAATGTAGAAACAATTTCAAATTCTGCATTATCTCAAGGATCTTTATATGTTCATGGTCCAGCAAATTCTGAAGCTTTAAATTGTGCTGTAATTATTAATAATTGTAATTGTCAATCTTTAGACGGTAAGAAAGCTTTAACACTTCCTGATGTTTCTGGCTCATTACAATATACAGATATTGACACAACAATTCAAAGAACAATATGTTATTCAAATGGAACAAAAATAATAGATGATAATTTTAAAACAACTCATAAATTAACAAATATGTCTGCTTTAAACAATATTGAAGATCTTAATAAATAGTTCCATGTGAAACATTGTAATATAAATGTAATGTAATTGTTATAATATTGTGCTTGACAAATTCCCTGTTGTATGGTAATGCAATGGGGAATTTTTTGGCTTGAGGTTGCGCAATACATTT